CCTCAAGGCAATTCTTTCGTTTATTGTTGGATTGCGAGATTGTGGAAGAAAAACACGAAAACCACGAGCAAAGCAGTGGTTGCCGTTACTAGGAACAACAGAATGTGATACGATTGGTGATGCAGTGAGGGGACCTGGAGGATCTGATTGCCTCACAGATGCCCCTTCCTCAACTGGAACATTCTATGATGATTTCTTCCGAAACATCAATCCATTTCTTGCTGAAGTTAAGATGTATCTTAATGGAACAAGAGAAATCAATGATGCAACTCCTGGTAAGGAAAAGAGAATTGTCTCTGGACCTGGTGCAGTAACATCATTTGAGGATAAGAGAGGCAATACACACACCAACGTACCTAACAATGAAACAAAGATTGTTGGTCGTGATATGTGTTATAATGTCAAGAACAATCTAGTCCACACTATCGAAGGTGACTATTACCTCAAAGTTATGGGAGATTTCCATATTGAGGTTAATGGTTCTGTTCTTCACCACGAATCAAATGGTCCTGGTGCGAAAGCAAAGGATGAGAATGGTGGATTTAAGAGTGGATCTAGTTGGTTAGATCAAGGTTCGTCTGATGATTCTGACAAAATTACCATCAACTCAGATGGAACTGCAGATGATCCTACTGCTGGTAACCCTAGAAATAGTACCTTTAGTGGTGGCGTTGGTAGTGGTGGCGGTGGTTCTAATACTTCTGCTACTCCCAAGTTTAATGTTAAGGTTGGAGATAGGGAAGCAAAGTCCACCCGTACTATCCAAGGTGATCATGATGTTCGCCACATTGGTGATTACAAGATACAGGCTAATAGAATTAACCTGACAGGTATTCACTCAATCAACCTCAAAGCACAAGAGATCAATAATCAGTGTGCTACTCTTTCTAATGAAGCACATGGCGAGATCATTAATGAAACCAACTGGATTACGTCTTTCCTCAACTGCGGAAGATTTGACTGGATTGCTCAGTTCCAGCTTATGCCTGTGTTCACTGGTCAATATAGTATTGTTAAAGGTACAATCCTTGACCTTACTACAGACCTCCCCTTCCCTGGCATTACACCACCTAACCAAGTTAGAATTGGTATTGGTCAGACTATGCCGACGGCTATGGTGGACCTGCTTAGCGGTTCCAACGCTGGCATGAGGATGGAGATGGTGACCAATCCTACAGGTGGCATAGGCGAGATTGTCACGAGCGGTTATGGTGCTAATATTATTCAGGTAACATCTGGCATCATGACTCACGGTGTTGGTACTGGTTTCTCCAGTTTTGGCACTGCTCTCGGTCCTTGTCAGATTTACGGTCTTCCCCTCTTGCTCAACTAATTATGCCAACAGACAGTGACACACGTTATGTTGATCATGCTTATTTCTATTTTGCACAGCGACGTATCGTTGTTGTAGATGATGAAGGTTATGATGAAGAAGTTCGCTTCCGATTTGATGAAGATGGATGTGAAGGTTTTCATGGCATGGTAAATATGTTACAGGAAGGACTTCCTGCAGAATCCCGTACTTACTGTTTTGACTGATATGATTGGTAACATTATCGAAGTAAAATTGGAAGAAATTCAGGAGAATTTCGATTTTTGCTTGACCCTGGTAGATCGGGGACATACAATTAAGATCGTTCAGGAGGGAAAACCGTCTGTATTGATGGTTCCAGTACCTGAATACCAGAAGTATGCTAGTGTGGTTGAGGATCCCAGTCCTCAACTTCCTATTCCAGCAGACTGGAGACCAGATCCAATTGGAGTGAAACAGTATGTCACAGAAGAGCTTGCAGAAATGCAGTAAGTACGGGA